GCATGCACGCAAGGTGTGCTGACATCTATCTGTGAGCAACTGGTCGGCTACGATGATCCAGGCGATTTGTATCATGCATTGAAGCCAGCCGTAACAGGTGGCCGGCTATTCAGTGGATTCGACAAGGTCTCGAACGTAACAGGCGCGCCAAACATCCCTAGCTGGGTGGTCGATTGCGTGAAGCTAGAGGCAGAGCAGTATCTCGGCAACAGTGAGAGCCTCTGGACCCGCAAGCTAAAATGACGGATCTGCTCAACCTCACGCAGCCAGACCCAGTCGAATGGTGCGAGCGCAACATCCAGCTCGACTACGGCCAGTTCGATGCGGCCAAGCATCCGCTGATGTCAGCGCCGCTTCGGTCATCGGCTAATATGCGCGGCGGCATGGTCGGTCTGATCGGATCGGTTCAGCATATCAAGACGCTGTGCGCGCAGCTGCTGCAACTCTACACCGCGCAGACCACGCCGAGCCGGCAGGCGCACTACGACTTGACCAAGGAAGCGCTCAAGGAGTTTAGCGACGACAAGTTTACACCGCTAATCAATAACACGCCCGCGATCAAGCGCATCATCAATGACGAGCGCTTTGCGCAGACCACTTACTACACGCAGTTTCCGTATGGCTTCATTCGGCTGCTCGGTGCGCGCATCCTGGCACATCGTAATTCCAAGACGATCGAAATGGTCACGCTGGATGAGTCGTGGGCCTATGAGACAGGCTGGATCGGTCAGATCAAGGATCGGCTCTCAAGCTATCCGTGGTCGTGGCGCATGTTCCTACCGACATCCGGGCAGACCGCAGGCAGCGAGGTCGATGTGCTCTGGCAGCGATCGACGCAGATGGTGTGGCATGTGCCGTGCGATTGCTGCGGCGAGTTGATCCCTTACATCTGGACTCAGCCAAAGCAGAAGGACGGCGAGCAGTTGCCCGGCGGCATGAAGTTTGCGAGCGGCGATGATGTGCTGCATGAGGATCAGTCAACGGACTATGCGCAGATCCGCGCCAGCGTTTACTACGAGTGCCAACTCTGCGCCGGTCAAATGCTGTTCAACCCAGCCAGCCAGCATGAGCGCAATCAGTCTGGCCGCTACGTTTCGATGAATCCGAATGGCGACCCGAAGATCGACTTCTACCAATACAATGCGATGGCCCACTTCCCGTGGGATGACTTGGCCTGCCAATACCACGACGCAGTGGCATCGAAGAATCGCGGCGACCTTGAGGCGCTGGAGAACTTCGTGCGCAAGCGACTGGCCGAGCCGTGGGATGTGTCGCGCTTCATCGTGCTCTCAGATGAAGAAGACAGCGAGGGCGACTACCCATCCAGCGAGTTATGGAAGGATGCCGACTATACCTTCTGCACCATCGATGTGCAAAAGGATCACTTTTACTATGTGATTCGTTCCTGGTCCAAGGGCGTCGAGTCGCGCTTGATCGAAGCGCACAAGGCGCTCAGCGATTTACACATTGTCGAGATGTGCGAGAAGTACGGCATCTTGCAGAATGGCATGGATGGCTCAGGCGTATTCGTTGATGGTAACTACAATACGACCGAGGTGCAGCGCATCGCCGCGAAGAACGGCTGGATCGTGCTGCGCGGTCAGAACTGCAAACCGTTCCGCCATCCAGATGGCCTGCGCAAGATGTACTCTGAGGCCATCCCGGTGGATACCTGGCAAGGCACCAACGATGGCGACGGCAAGATGAAATACTGCATCCAGTTCTGGTATGCCGAGAACGAGGCGCGCAGCCGCTTTGCCACACTGCGTGGCATGTCAGAGCCGAAGCGATTATGGACGCACTCTAACAATGCCGGCATAAACTATCTCAATCAGCTCAACTCATGGGCGCGCATCGCCAAGACCAATCCGAAGGACGGCAGCGTCTACTACGACTGGAAGCAGACCGCGCGTAATGATCACCTCTATGACTGCGAGAAGATGCAGCTGGTCGCCGCAGCAATGGCTGGCCTAGTCGGCGTCAGTGAGAAGCCAGCCGACGAGAAAGCCGATGCATAGCTAGGTTTTGTCAACCCGCTAAAACAGAGGGGTCGAATTTTCCTGTTCCGTAAATCGGTCAGCCTACTTGACACGGTCGCGCTTATTAATGCGTGATTTTATTTTCTCAGTATGGTGCCACGTCGGCAAGACGGCTGCGGCGACAATCGCTGCCTTGGAGACTCTGGCGGCCAATCAATATACAACTGCTGAGCAAGGCGGGCGCTATGTAGTGTCGGCGTCGGTACAGGGTAAGTCATTTACCTATGAGCTACCAGCCGGCCAGTCGGGCGCAGATTTTCTGTATATGGTTCGAGAGTCCTGGCGAATGATTCTGATCGGCGGCGCGTCTGGCGGTCAGATGACAGACGCCGAGCTGCTCGCCTATCTAATCGATACCGATGGCGAAGTCACCAACGTAACAGTGGCCAGCTTTACCCGACAGACTGAATATGGCTATTAAACCTGTTAAATCTTTCACCAAGGCAGCTAAGCGCGCCATCTACGCCTTCTGGGGCAATGATAGCGCCTATCCCACCGCATCGACCAGCGCGCAACGCAATGCGCAAGGCGATATGAATGGCGACCTGCTCGACTTGATGAGCCGGCACAAGACCCTGCTACTGCGTAACGACGCCCGCTTTATCTATACCAGCAACAGCACGGTCAGCGGCGCAGTCAAACAGAAGAGCGGCAAAGTCTACGGCGAGTCCTGGCGTTTTCAGTCGCACTCACAGGACGCCGACTTTGTCGCAGCGGTCGAGGCCGACATGGATGCCATCGATGGGCTGATCGACATTCGCGGTTCTCAATACTCTTTCCGCCGTAACATCAAGATCGAGTCAAAGTCACTCGATGTAGATGGCGATGCCTTCGTATTGCTTACCGAAACAAAGGATGGATTCCCTCGTTTGCAATGGCTCGAAGCGCACCGCATCGGCTGCTCTTACTACGATAACACCGAGCGCGTACAAAGCGGCAAATATCGCAACCTCAAGATCAAGAGCGGCATCATCTATAATGAGTTTGGCGCAGAGGTAGCATACCGAGTGATGAGCGAAGACGGCGAATCATTCCGCGACATTTCAGCGCGCGACATGATCCACATCACCGACCCAGACTGGTTCTCGCAGGGCCGTGGCGTACCATCGATCGCCTCTGGTATGCTCGATTGGTATGATCTGGCAGAGGTGCGCGACTATGAGAAGATTGGCCAGAAGGTCAACGCGGCCCTGACTCTCAAGGAGTCCAACGATACCGGCAAGCGCGACACCGCCACCAGTATCATCAACGGCCAGACAGGCGCCAGCCAAGCACCCTTTCAAAGCGAACTGATTGCAGGCGGCACCATCCGCTACCTTAAAAACAGCGCGAGCCTCGAAGCACACGAAAGCAATCGGCCCAGTGATGGCTTCTTGAAGTTCTCCGACAAGATCGAGGCCGGTGCCTTCTACGGCATGGAGTGGCGCCGCGAGATGCTCGACAGTTCCGCAGTCGGCGGGGCAGGGGTGCGCGCCTTCCAGCGCGACATCAACGATTCGATCAATGACCGAGTCGAGTGTCTGGCCCGCTTCCGCAAACGCATGGCGCTGTACATCATCGCCAAGCGCGCCAAGCAGGGCATCTACACTCTGCCAGAAGACTGGACCAAGTGCAGCTTTACCAAGCCACGCGAGTTCACCGTAGACGATGGCAACGCCCGCAAGGCCGACCGCGAAGACCTACGCGCTGGCGTGGCCTCTGAGTACGACATCCTCGCCAAGCGTGGCTACGACCCGATCGAGTTTACCACGCGCCGGGCTGAATACTTAGCGCAGCGCAAATTGATCGCGCAGGCCAATGGCCTAGCCGATGCCGAGCTAGGCACCGTGCTGCTGCCAGGCGACATCCCTTTTGAAAGCGAAGACAAAGAAATGGAAGAGGCCGAAGAAATGGAAGAAGGCGAAGATGCTGAACCAAGGGTTGCAAGCAGTGAGTTAGACTTCGCCACACTCAAAGCCAAATTCGACTCCTACGGCGTCGCCGTCCGCGCAGGCTCATTGACTCCACAGAAGAGCGATGAGGAAGCATTCCGAAGAGAAGCAGGGCTGCCAGTCATCGGTCCAGAGGTGGCTGGTGCATGGGAGTTTGATGGCGGCTACCGACGTCCGATCACACTGCGCTCTGGCTCTGAATCTGAAGCAGAAATTGAAATCATCGAATCAGAAACAGGCAGCACAGAAGCCGAAGAATCCGCAGCAACTTGACACACCAACCCACCTATAACTTATGACTACACAAAACAAATGGTTCGCAATGGACCGCAAAACAGACGCGGAGGGCAATCAGTCCACCGAGGCTGAAATCTCCATTTACGATTCAATCGGCGGATTTGGTATTTCAGCGAACGAGTTCATTGACGAGCTGAAAGGCTTGGGCGATGTCGAAACCATCAATCTACGTATCGCCTCTGGCGGCGGCTCGATTGTTGAAGGCAACACGATCTTCAACGCACTCAAGCGCCACAGCGCCAAGGTAGTCACACACGTTGACTCGCTCGCAGCATCGATGGCATCCGTCATCGCAATGGCCGGCGACGAGATCCACATGGCAGCCAATGCGCTGCTGATGATCCACAACCCTTGGACCATGAGCATGGGCGGCGCTGAGCAACTACGCAAAGACGCTGATCTGCTCGATAAGATGGAAGCCAACATCCGCACCAGCTACTCGCGCTCTTCACTGAACGCCGAGGAACTTGATGCAGCGATGGCCGCCGAGACTTACTACACTGCCGAAGAGGCACTGGAGCTAGGCTTCATCGATGTGATCAGCGAGGCCAACCTTGCAGCCGCATCGATTGGCGACATGGAATCTCTCAAAGAGTTCAGCGCCATCCCACAAGCCAAGATCGACGGCATCAAGATCGAGTGCCAGGCACGCCAACTTGAGACCGCAGCGGCGACCATCAAGCAGTTCGAGAGCGATATTGAGATCGCACTTGAGAACGTGCTGATCGCCGAGAAAGCCAACAGCGATGCGATCGAAGCACTCGAGCAGCTCAAGACTGAGCATGCCAACGAGCTAGTCGTGGCCACCGAGTTGACTGCCCAGGCTGTCAGCGATCGGGCCGCAGAGCTACTCGCCGAATCAGGCACACCGCCCGTCGAGGATGTCATCGAAGACGATACCTCCAAAGCGATGTTAGAAGACGAGTTCTGGAAGTCATATAACGATCTTAAAAAGGGCCGCGACTTCAAAGGCGCTCAAGAATTTTATGCCGAACACAAATCTGTGATCGGTCAATAAGCACCCAATAACAAACACATCACATGGCTAATACAATTGCAGGCGTAAATCTCGCCAAAGTAGCAATGGAAAGCTTGCCGGCTCTGACCGACTTGTTCGCTCCATTGAACGCACTATCCACTGACTTCTCCACTGATATCTCTCAGTCTGGCGAGTCAATCACTACTCGCATTCCGACTAACGTCACTGCGGGCGATATGACAACTGGTTACCAAACCAACTCATCCGATGTCGTGATGGTCGCTAAGACTGTTACACTCAATCAGTTCAAGGGATTCACTTATGGATTCACTGACCTGGAGCGCTCCAAGTCTGAAATCGACTTGAACCGCTTGTTCGTTGAGCCAGCACTCGAAGCCGTTGGTGAAGCCGTATTCGGCTACATCTGGGACTTGGTAGTCAATGCCAACTTCGCATCCACCGAAGTCATCACCGCTGCGAACTTTGATCGCGACGACTTGGCCGACTTCAATGCGATCCTCACTACTGCTAAGGCACTCAAGACAGGGCGCTCAGTGTTCTGCAATCCTTCATACTATGCTGGATTAGTGAAGAGCCTGAACAGTGCTGAGATCCCAGGCATCACAGCTGACAAAGCCGAAGCGATGGTTCCTCGCGTTGCCAACTTCGATAGCTACGAGACATCCCTTGCAGATGCAAATGGTGAAAGCCTCGGAGCATTCGCCTTCCAAAAGTCAGCTCTGATCATGGCAGCCCGTACAGTGGTAGCCGATGAGATGACTGCTGCGGCTGGCGTCGATGTCGAGACTGTCATCATCCCGGGTCTTGGGCTTCCAGTCCAATGGCGCAAATGGTACAGCGCAGACGGCACACTCTACTACAACGTCAATGTGCTCTTCGGCGCATCGGTCGGTGTGGGTACAGCCGGACACCGTATCACATCCGCGTAAGTTTAATTTTAAGCGGATCGTTTTAGGATTGGGAGAACCCGGTCGGCGGTCCGCTTTTTAAACCTCAAATTTAAAAGATTATGTTAAAACCATCAGTCACAATACACCGCTCTGCAAAGGGCGTCGTTAAGGTTTTGGAATGCTCAGAGGATGCTGGTAAGTGCTTAGACGCTTACAAGGCATGCGAAGAGCCAGGCGAGATCGTTTACATTCGCAAGGGTCACACCGACAAGCAGAAGAAGATTGTCGGCCAGCCAGCTCCAAAAGCGAAGAAGGCAAAGAAGTAATATTCCCCCATCCCAACAAACCCACGCGGCTCGCTCAATATCGGGCGGGCCGCATTTGTTTACTATGAGCCTAGACGACGAAATGATCACAGGATTTGCCGAGGCCGAAAGCTTCGCGGGCGAGTCATTTACTATGAGCAATCACATCGGTGTGTTTCGCGCGGTCTTTCGCGGCGATGATGCACCGACCGACTTTGATAAGCTGCAAGGCTATGAGGTCAACACGACCAACGCCATGAGCGTCGCAAAATCATTATTTTTAAAAGGTGCGCCACCGATGATCAACGAAGCGATCACCAAGAGCGACCAGTCACGCTACATCATCACCGGCATCGAATCAGTCGATGCAGCTACCTGGGAGATCCTACTGCACAAACAAGATGGCTAAGAACTTCACAGTAGATTCGACCCTGTTTAAAGCGAAGGCCAAGAAGCTAGTGAAGCAGCTGAAGCTGGACGAGAACAAGGTGGTGCGCGAGCAGGCTGGTCTTATGGCGCAGCTACTAGCCAAGATCACACCACCATTCAAATCGTTTCCAGCAATGAGTGGCAAGCCAACCTACACTACGGGTGGCGCAATGGGTATTGGTAAAAAAGCAGTTCGCGCTGGTTTCTATTCAGCGGTCAAACGAATGGGTACAGTCAAACAGTGGACTGATAAGAGAATGAAAAAAGCCATTCGTAGCGGCGACACGGCCTATATCCAACAACGGTTGGAGCACATGAAAAAGTCTGTGAAGCACAATTTGCGGGTCAGAGATTACAGTGATAAATTAAGGAACTCGCAGCGCAATAACCGAGGCCGCGTCAATCGCGGCACTCAGCCGATTGTGATGTTAAAGAATGCAGATGTGAATGCTGGCCTTAAACGGGCGATGAATAATGTCGGTATCGCTAAAGCATCTTTCGCACTGGCTGCGCTTCGACTCGGCAGAGGCAAGGCACCCACGTGGATCTCAAAGCATTTCAGCAAGGTCAACACACCGGTCAAGATTACTAAGAACCCGGCGCGCGTTACCTTTACCGCAAAAGCCAAGGGCCTCGATGTAGTTATACGGCGCCTCAAAGCAGTCGAGCGCTTCCGCATGGTAGCAATGGTCAAACGTTTAGAGCAGATGGTCCGCGCTGACGCAAAAAAGGCAGGATTTAAAACACGCTAATTATGGATTTAACTTACTACGACTTCGAGAGCGGGCTAGAGCAGGGCTTCAAGACCCTACTGGCCACAGCCAACATCGAGCTGCGCATCGCAGACGACTATGCCCAGGGCGATTTGCATGATGAGTTCGTCACTCTGGAGATCGATGCCGGTGCGCCGATCAGCGACCGGCACCAGAACAACAGCGGCGTCTACGATCACTACAGCGGCTCTGTATCGATCGAGGTGCAAACACCCTTGGCCAGCTCTGATCAGACCATCACCGCACCCACGCGCGACGAGTACAATGTCGCAGGCGCAGGCACCGCTGCCACCAACGGAGTCTATGTGCGCAATGGCAACAGCGAGAATGGTAAGGCAGCCTATACTCAGTACGATACCGATGGCACCACCGCGCTGTACAATATCTGGTCTTTAACA